TGCCGGCAACATCGCGGCAGGGTTGCCGCCAACCTGGGGCCCGGCGCCGTGACCGGGGGGCCGGCCGAGGCGCGCGGGCTGATGCAGACCGTCCCGCCGCTCCCGTGGCGCCGGGATCACCGGCCGCCGTCCGCCGCGGAGCAGATCGCCGCCGCCCACGCCTACATCGTCGGCCGCTACGCCGCCGCGACCGAGGCGCCCGACCCCGACGACGCCGGGCCGCGCCCGTGACCGGGACGCTGCGCGACCTCGGCCAGGTTCACCGGCTCCCGCTCGCGTCCATCCGGCCGTACCCGGCGAACGCGCGGCTCATCACGGCCAAGGCGGTCGAGCAGACGGCGGCGTCGCTGCGCGAGTTCGGCTGGCAGCAGCCGCTAGTGATCGACCGGGAGCGGGTGCTCGTCGTCGGTCACGTCCGGCACCGGGCGGCCCTCTCGCTCGGCGCGGCCGAGGGCCCGGCGGTCTACGCCGATCACCTCTCGGCGAAGCAGGTCCGGGCGTACCGGATCGCCGACAACCGGACGCACGACTATACGGCGTGGGACTACGGCGTCCTGGCGGCCGAGCTGTCCGGGCTCGATGATTTCGCCGGGGTGCTCGACCTCGCCGACTGGGGGGCGATAGTCGCGGGGCTCCCGGCCGCGGACGCCGAGGGCGGCGGGCTGTTCGGCGACGACGGGGCGCCGGCGATCCTCGGCTCTCAGGCCGCGCTGACGGTGGTGTTCGACTCGCAGGAGGCCGCGGACCGGGCGGGCCCCGCGCTGCTCGCCCTGCCGGGGGTGGTCAATGTCCGTCACGCCCGCTAGGTGGCTCGCCGGGGTGCTCCCGGTCGTGATCTCCGGGGGCCGCCCGGCTCTGGCGGACCGGCCGACGCGCCGGCTCCTCGCCGCGCTGGAAGGCGTGACCGCCGACCCGGTTTGGCTCGTCCGCGACGACCGGGCCGCGGGCTACGAGCGCGACCGCTGGGAGGTCGTCGGCTACCCGCTCGCCGAGGCCGAGCCCTACGCCGCCGCGCACTGGATAGGGCCGGACCCGTTCGCGCCGGGCGCGTTCCTGGGCTGCTTCACCGAGCGGGAGTGGGCGTGCCGGACCGCGGAGGCGCGCGGCTGCTGGGCGGTGCTCCAGCTTGACGACAATATCCGGCAGGTCAAGCTGTTCACCGGGTACGGCGCCGGGCGGCGGGCCGCGGACGCCGCGGGCGGGCTCGGCCTGTTCGCCGACCTCCTCGCCGCGGTGACCCTGGCGACGAACTCGGTGATGACCGGGGCGAAGCTGGACGCCGTTACGCCGCAGGGCGAGGTCGGCCGGGTCGCCCGCGCCGGGTTTCCCTACTCGCTGTTCTTGGAGGTCGTCGGCGCCGGGCGGCTGCCCTACTACGGGCCCATCGAGGAGGACATCCTCCACGCCTACCAGTACGGCGCCGACCCGACCGCGGCGACCGCGGCCCTCGTCCTGCCGCTGCACTACCTCAAGGATCATCACCGGCAGGGCGGCGGGATGCGCCCGTTCTACCGGGACGAGCGGCGGTCGGTCGGGCTCCAGCGGGTCGCCCCGGAGATGGCGCGGCTCTCGGTTCACCGCGGGCACGCGAACGGGCGCGGGACCGCCCGGGTATTCCACAGCATGAGGACGGGCGCGATCCGTACCCCGCTGGTCGTCACCGACGCCGGGCTCTACGCCGCGGTCGGCGAGCGGCTCCGCGAGCTATCGGCCGGGGTCGCCGCCGCCGTCCAGGCCGACGCCGCCGAGCGGGTCGCGGCCCGCGCCGCGAGATGGGAGTAGGGCCGATGGGACGACGAGGGCCGGCGCCCAAGCCGACTAACCTCCGCGTACTGCACGGCGAGCACCGGCCGTCTCGGATCAACGCGGCCGAGCCGACGCCGCGGGACGTGCTCCCCGAGGCGCCCGACTGGCTGACGTCGGCCGCCGCCGAGGAGTGGGGCCGGATCGCCCCCGATCTCGCCGTGATGGGCACCGCGAAGGCGTGTGACGCTACCTGCCTCGCCGCGTACTGCGAGGCCGTCGCCCGGCTGCGGGTCGCCACGGCGATAGTCGCCAAGGCCGGGCTGATCCTGCGCGGCGAGGACGGGACTATCCGCAAGAACCCGGCCGCGGCGCAGGCGCGGGACGCCTCTAACGAGGTCCGGCTCTGGGCGCGCGAGTTCGGGTTCACCCCGGCGGCGCGGCAGCCGCTACGGGTGGAGCATTCGGTCCTCGGGACGGCGGACCGGCTCCTCAGCTAGGCTCGGGGCCCCGGGCCCGGCGGGCGAGGCGTACCGCAATCGCCGAGCCGTGAACCTCCAGCCGGGTCCGGGGCCGCTGGCCTGGACGGGCTCGGCCGGCGCCGGGAAGGAACCACCCAACCCGCGGCGCCGGCCGGCTCTCTGATGTTACCCGGCCGGGCCCCGCGTCCCGGGACGACCGCGGGCCGCGGCGGCAGTAAAAAAGTTGATGGCTACCATCCCGGTTGGGAATACTCCCCGTGTTGGGACCGTTACCTCCTGTGGAGGTCGGGCGCGCAAGGCGCCGGGCCCCGAACGGAAGGAACCACCGCCATGACCAGCACGACCCCCGCCGCCGGCGCGACCGCGACCCCCTCGACCGAGGAGATCAAGACCGCGACCGACGACCTCCGCGCGACCGCCGACGCCGCGAAGGCGACGACCTCGACCCGTAAGACCCGGGGCGCCGCTAAGACCGGCAACCCGGTCGCCGACCGCGAGGCCGACGAGTTGAAGGCCGCGAACGCCGCCGAGGTAAAGGCCGCGCGCGAGGCGAAGGCCGCCGCCGCGAAGGCCGCCCGCGAGGCGAAGGCCGCCGAGAAGGCCGCCGCGAAGGCCGCGAAGGACGCCGAGCCGAAGGCGCCCCGCCCGACCCGCGACGAGCAGATCGCCGCGCTAACCGAGAAGCTCGGCGAGAAGCTCCCCGCCGGCTACGAGATTCAGTGGCCGCACGCCTCCCACTCGCTCGTCCGCCGCGCGAAGGACGCCGAGGGCGAGGGCCCGACCTGGCTCGTCCTGTGCAACGAGCACGGCCGGACGACCCCCGCCGAGTCCGCGAAGGACGGCGAGGCGAAGGGCCGTAAGGCCGACCGCGCCGTCTGGTGCGCCGGCTGCAAGCGGGCCGCCGCGAAGGCCGCCGACGCCCCCGCGACCGCCCCCGCGACCGACGACTCGGCCGCGAAGTAACCCCCTCTCGCCGAGCCCGCCCCCGGGAATCCCCCCGGGCCGCGGGCTCGGCGCGTATCCGGAAGGAACCACCGCCATGAAGTCCGAGACCCCCCGCGAGGTCGTAGACCGCGCCCTCGCCCGACGCCGCGCCGAGGGCGCGGCCCCCGGCGTCCTCGCCGACGCCGCCCGCTGGCTCGCCGAGACTAACGAGTTCTGGGAGCGGCTCCCCGCCGAGCGGTTCGCGCCCGGCATAGAGCCGCTCCTCCCCGAGCCCGCCGCGACCCCGCCCGGGACCGCCGAGGTCGTCGCGCGGGCCCTCCTCCGAATCCTCGCCGAGCGGTACGGCGCCGACCTCGCCGAGGTGCTCGACCTCGCCCGCGAGATCGCCGCCGAGACCTACCCGCCCGGGTTCCCCGCGGACGAGGACGAGGAGACCGCGCTCGCCGCGGTCCGCGACCACTACGGCAACGACGGGCGCGACCCGGACGCCGGGCTCGGCCGCGTCCGCCCCGACCTCCCCGAGATGCTCGCCGAGGTGGAGCGCCGGCTCGCCCGGGACGAGGACGACGCCCTCGCCGACTACGACGCGACGATGGCCGAGGCCGACGCGACCGCGCGGGCGACCGCCGCCGCGCTCGCCTCCGGGGCCGTCCGGATCGGCGACGTCGGCAGCGACGTCCTCGGCGACCTCGCCGGGCTACCCGAGACCGGCGCCGAGCTACTCCGCGCCGTCGTCGCCGAGCTACGCCTCCGGGTCGCGTGGTGACCGCCGAGCCCGGCGGGCTCCGCTGGACCGACGCCGCCGGCCGGACGGTCGAGTACGTCGTCATGGTCATGGGCAGCGGCTACGACCGCGGCGCCGCGCGCTACGTCCCGCTCCCGTTCGACGGGCCGCAGTTCCGGGTTAGCGATACCGCGCCGCGGTTCGTCCGCGGGTACGCGCGGACCGAGGCCGGGCTCCTCGCGCTCGGGGTAGACGCCGCGACCGTCGCCGCGATCACCGAGACCATCGAACGGCTCGCCGCCGAGGCGTAGCAGCGAAACCCGCGAGACGACGGCCCGGAGCAGCCCGCTCCGGGCCGTTCGCGTGCCCGCCCGTATACCGGGAACCCCGGGCAGGCCCGGCCGTTAGATTCGACCTCACAGCCGCGTGCATCATGGGACATGACCCCCGATCCGACAGCCGTGTCGGATAACGGGCGCGACCGGCGCCGCTACCCCCCCTGCCTCCGCGCGTTCGACGGCCAGGTCTGCCACCGCCGCGGCGAGCACCTCTGCGAACCCCGCGCCGGCCACGTCGGCGCATTCTTCCGCGAGCTACTCGTCCACACCAAAGGCGTCTGGGCCCGCCGCGCGTTCGCCCCCGCCCCGTGGGAGACCCGCGACGTCCTGCGCCCCCTATTCGGCACCGTCGTCTACGACCCCAGTTGGGGCTACGTCCGCCGCTACCGCGAGTTGTACCTCTCGACCGGCCGCAAGAACGGCAAGACCGAGCTACTCGCCGGCATCGTCCTCTACCTCCTCGTCGCCGATGGCGAGGAGGGCGCCGAGATTTACGGGCTCGCCCTCGACCGCGAGCAAGCGAGCCTGGCCTACCGCGCCGCCGCCCGCATGGTCGAACTATCCCCCGCGCTCGCCCGCCGGCTCCTCATCGCCAAGGGCGCCCGCCGGATCGTAGACGAGAGCACCGCCTCGTTTTTCACCGTCACCGCCGGCGACGCGATGGGCGCCCTCGGCCCGTCCCCGCACGGCGCCTACATAGACGAACTGCTCAGCCAGCCCAACCGCGACCTCTACGACGCCCTCCGGACCGGGTTCGGGACGAGATCACAGCCGCTAATGATGCTCGTCACGACCGCCGACTCCAACCCGGGCGGGTTCGCCGCGGGCGAACGCGCATGGTCCGAGCGGGTGCTCGAACAGCCCGGCCTGGACTACCGCCGCTGGGTCGTGCTCCACGCCGCCGACCCCGCCGCCGACTGGACCGACCCCGCGACCTGGGCACAGGCCAACCCCGCGCTCGGCGACTACCTCGACCCCCGCGTCCTCGCCGACGAATGCGCCAAGGCGATCAACAACCCGGCCGAGGAGCGCGCATTTCGGCAGTACCGGCTGAACCAGCAGAGCGCGCCCGCCGGCCGGGCCCTCGACCTCGCCGCCTGGGACGCCTGCGCCCCCCAGGCGCCCGGCCTGGACGGGCGCGAATGCTACGCCGGGCTCGACCTCGCCTCGACCTCCGACCTCGCCTCTTACGCCCTGGACTTCCCCGCCGAGGGCGGCGCCCATGACGTCCTGTGGCGCGTGTTCGCCCCCGAGACCGCGGTCGCCGACCTCGACCGGCGGACCGGCGGCGCCGCCTCGGTCTGGGCCGCGACCGGGCTCCTCACCGTCACCGAGGGCAACGTAATCGACTACGAGGCGATCAAGGCAGCGCTACGCGCCGACGCTGAACGATTCCAGATAAGCGAGGTCGCCTACGACCGCTGGGGCGCCACCCAGCTAAGCAGCGAGCTACTAGACGAGGGATTCCCGCTGATCCAGATGGGCCAGGGGTTCGCCTCGATGTCGGGGCCGACCCGCGAACTCCTGCGCCTCGTCGCCGGGGGGCTCTACCGGCACGGCGGTAACCCGCTCGTCCGCTGGCAGGCCGGGAACCTGACAACCCGGACCGACCCCGCCGGGAACCTCAAGCCCGACAAGGCCAAGTCCGCCGACAAGATCGACAGCATCGTCGCCGGGGTGATGGCCCTCGACCGCGCCCTGCGCCACGAAGCGGCCGGCGACGACTACGCCGCCGCGGGCTGGTAAAGCCAAAACTGGTCGTTTCGTATCGTCCGGCCTACCATGAGCCCGTGAGCACCCTGGACGACACGCGCCAAGCCTGCTCCACGCAACTTGACTGGCAGATTCCCCGAGCGGCCGAGTTCACCGGCTACTACGAGGGCGAGCCCGCCATAATCGCCCTCCTCGACACCCAGGAGCGGCAGGTATTCCGGCGGTTTCTGGACGAGTCGCAAGCTAACTGGTGCTCGCTGGTCGTCAACGCCGTAGCCGAGCGGCTCCAGGTCGTCGGGTTCCATTTCGGCGACTCGTCCGACCACGCATGGCTGATCTGGCAGGCCAACGAAATGGACGCCGACAGCCAGCTAACCCACATCGACGGGCTCGTCTGCGGCGGCGCCTACGTCCTCGTACAGGCCGACGAGGCTAACCCGACCGGGGTCTCGATCACCGCCGAATCCCCGTTTGAGGCGACCGTCCTCTACGCCCCGGGCAACCGGCGGCAGCGGATCGCCGGCTACAAGCGGTTCCTCGACCTGGCGAGCCAGCAGACGACCGAAGTGCTGATCCTGCCCGACCAGATCGCCACCTGGCACCCCGGGACGACGCAGCCCGAGGTCGCGCCGAACCCGGCCGGGGTCGTCTCCCTGATCGAGGTCCGGCCCCAGCCGCGCACGGTCGGGCCGCCGCGGTCCGAGCTAGAGTCCGCGATCCCGATTCAGGACCGTATCCACACGACGATTTTTAACCGCTGCGTGGCGACCGACTACGGCGCGTTCCGCCAGGTCTGGGCGACCGGGGTCAAGCTCGCCCGCCAGATCATCACCGACCCGGAGGGCGGCGAGACTACGATCCTCGTCCAGCCCTACAACGTCGGCGCGAACCGCCTACTGACCAACGAAAACCCGGACGGCAAGTTCGGCAGCTTCCCGGGCGACCCGCTCGCCGGGTACATCGCCGCGATGACCGCCGATATCGAGAGTCTCGCCTCGATCACCCAGACGCCGCCCTACTACTTCACGCTCGGCACGCGCATGGTCAACCTGTCGGCCGACGCGATCAAGGCGAGCGAAGCGGGCTTGGTGGCCAAGGTCTCCAACCGGGCGCTGCACATCGGCGAGGCGTGGGAGACCGTAATGCGGCTCGCCCTCGCCCTGACCGGCGACCCCGGCGCGACCGACGTAGAGGCCGAAGTGATCTGGAAGGACTTTGAGACCCGCTCCGAAGCTCAGCGGGTAGACGCCCTCGTCAAGATGGGCGCCCTCGGGGTACCCCGCGAAGTCCTCTGGGCCAAGTGGGGCGCCTCCCCGCAGGAGATCGAGGAGTGGAAGGCGATGGACAAGGCGAACCCGCCGCCGCCCGTCGTCCTGCCGCCCGGCGAGACGACCGCCGCACTAACCGCCGAGCCCGGCGTCCAGGCCGAGCCCGCCGACGCGCAACCGTAAGGAACCACCAGCTATGACTAGCCCTCCGCCGGCCGCTCCCGCCCCGGGTAGCGGCGCCCCGCCGACGCCCCCGAGCCCGCCTCCGGGGCCCTCACAGCCGCCGGGGCCCGCTCCTCAGCCCCCGGCCGCGCCCGGCGCCCCGGCCGACCTCGCCGAGGAGCTACGCGCCGCCCTCGCCGACGAGCGGCGCCAGCGCATCGAGGTACAGCGCCGGCTAGACGACCTCACCGCCAAGCACCAGACGACCGAGGAGCGGGCCCTCGCCGACGCCCGCGCCGAGGGCGCGACCGAGGCCATGCGGACCGCCGGGCTCCGGGTCGCCGCCGCCGAGTTCCGGGCCCTCGCCCACGGCAAGCTCGCCGACCCCCCCGCCGCCCTGGAAGTCCTCGACCTGTCCCGGTTCGTCAGCGACGCCGGCGAGGTAGACACCAAGGCACTCGGCGCCCTGGTCGAGAAGCTTGCCAAGTCCCTGCCCGCCGCCGCCGGGTCGGTCCCGGCCGGGCCCCGCGGCGACGGCCAGACCGACGACTTCCTGCGCTCCTCGATGGGCCGACACCCGCGGGTCGGCTAGCTTCCGAAACTGGACGGTCAGTATTACGCTGGCCCCGATGCCGTGCGGCGGGATGCGGCGGCAGCCGGTAGCCGAACCCGGGGCGCCTTGCAAGGCGGGATGCCAAGACCGGGCTCTGCGTGCGGCGGGATGCGGCGCGAGCCCGGGTGCGTGAAAGCGGCGCGACGAACCCGTCCGCGCTCCGGAAGGCATCCCAATGGCAGGACTCGGCGATTTCTCAGGCGTAATCCCGCCCGAGCTATCCGCACAGATCATTCAGGAGGCGACGGTCCAGTCCGCCGCCCTCCAACTCGGCCGCCAGATTCCGATGGGGACCAAGGTCAACCAGCTACCCGTACCGACTACGCTCCCAACGGCGTCATTCGTCGCCGCGACGACCGGCCGCAAGCCCTACAGCGATATCAAGATGGGCGTAGCGACGATCACCGCGGAGGAGCTAGCCGCGGTCATCGCTATCCCTGACGCGATGATCGAGGACTCCACGATCAACCTGTGGAACTTCGCCCGGCCGCTCCTCGCGCAGGCCATCGCGGTCGCCCTCGACGGCGCCGTGTTTTTCGGGACCGGAGCCCCCGCGTCCTGGCCCGCCGGCGGGATCGCCTCGGTCGCCGTGCCGGTTGTGCCTACCGGGCTCACCGCCGACGTGATCCTGAACAAGATGATGAGCCAGGTCGAATCTCAGGGGCTCGCCCCGGACGGCCACGCCCTCGACATCGGCGAGCGCGGCACCCTGCGAGGGCTCCGCACGACGACCGGGGAACTCCTGTTCACCGACGTACCTACCGGCCAGTACGACATGCCGCAGATTTACGGCCTGCCGGTCGCCTACGTGCCGTTCACCTCGGCGAGCCCGAAGGCGTTTACCGGCGACTGGGACTACCTGATCCTCGGTGTGCGCCAGGACATCCGTTACGAGATCAACCCCTCCGGGGTGATCGCCGACGCCTCCGGGGTCGTGCAGGTCAGTGGGTTCCAAGATGACGTCACGCCGATGAAGGTCTGGGCCCGGTTCGGCTGCCAGATCGTCAAGCCCGTAACGCTGCGCGTCCCGGCCGGGGCCAACCCGTTCGCCTCGGCGGTCGGGCTCCCGACCGTCCTCGCCGAGGAGCCCGCGAGCGGCTCCAAGAAGTAGGGGAGTCCCGGGGCCGTGGTTCTGACATGGGAGATGTGGGCGCCCCCGCTCGACCCGCCGACCGCGGGTGGCCTGGACGCCGACGCTGCCCAGAGCATCGCTAACGCGACCTGGGCGACCGACCCGCACCTCTGCGCCGCCCTCATGTGGGAGGCGTATGCCGCGACGCTCCCGCCCGCCCCGGCGATGGCCCAGGTCTCGACCGGGGTCCAGTCGGTCAGCTACAGCCCCCCGGTGCCGGGCGGCGACTACGGGGCCGCGATGTCCCGCGCCGCCTGGCACCGCTCCCTGATGGACACCCTCGTCGCGGTCCCGACCGTCGTCGCCCCCGCGACCCTAACCCGGCCCTGGCCCGGAGGCTACGACCCGTTCTGGGGTGGCGGCTGGGGACCGCCCCCGGTCCTGCCGCCGACCGGCGACACGACCGCCAGCTTCACCTACGACCCGCCCGGCCCGGCGCCGGGCTCGCCCGTCACCCTCGACGGGTCGCTGTCGCAGGGCTCTAACGGGAGCGCGGTCACCCGCTACGACTGGGCGATGTCCTGGGAGGGCGGCTCGGACGCCGTAGCCGACGCCGCGCCGCCGACCCCGGTAATCACCTGGACGACCCCGGCCGGGTCGCAGGCGATCACGGTCACGCTCACGATCACCGACGAGGCGCACCTTACCGCGACCGCGAGCCAGGTGATCCAGACGTGAGCCTGCTCCTCGGCGCCGACGCCGTAACCCTCTGGGCCCCGAGCCCCGGCGCCGACGCCCACGGCTGGGCCGCCGCGCCGACCGCGCAGGTCTGGGCCGGGACCGGGAGCCTGCAACGCCAGCCCGGCCGCTCGGACGACCTCGCCACGGGCGGCGGCGGTCACGGCCCCTACGACCCGAACTGGGGCGCCGTCGCCGTGCTCTACCTCCCGCCCGACGCCGCCCCGGCCGAGGGAATGGTCGCCGAGGTCGGCGCCGAGCACTTCGCCCTCTCCCAGGTCCGCGAGGTCCGCGACCCGACCGGCGGCGGCGCCCTCGACTGCTGGGTAGCCACCGCGACCGGCACCGATCAGTGGGGCCCGTGATGGCCGAGGCCGTGACGTTCACCGTCACCCACCCGGAGGCGCCCTACGTCGCCGCCGACCCCGGTATCGGCCGGATCGCCGAGGAGGTCGCCGCGCAGGCACAGGCCGCGACCCCCGTCCGGACCGGGACGCTCGCCGCCGGCTGGCGCGTCGCCGAGGGCGACCGGCCCGCCGTCCGGCTCGTCACCAACGATGTCCTCTACGCGAAGTTCGTGGAGTACGGCACCCGCGATATGAGCGCGGAGCCGATGATCGGGCCCGTCCTCGCCCGGTTCCGCGGGGGTGGCGCATGACCTCCCCCGTCGCCGTGCAGCCCGACCTAGAGGCGTGGGTCTGGGCCAACGTCCAGACCGTCCCCGGCGTCACGTCGTTCTGCTACTCCGCGATCTCGCCGTGGCCTAGCTGGAACATCGCCTACAGCCTCCAGATCGACACCCGCGCCAAGACCAAGCAGGAGGCGCGCGACCGCGCCGAGCAAGTCCGGCAGATCATCGTCGGCCTGCCCGACGTCCCGTGGCCGGACGGCTGGGTGAGCTACGTCCAGCCGGTCGAGGGCCCGTTCTGGCTACCCGACCCGGACGGCGGCCCCCGGTACGTCGGCCGCTACGAGATACGAGCCCACCCGCCCAACAGCTAGCCCCCCTCCGGGGAGTCCCGCGCCCCCGATGGGCGCGGCCCGTGCCCCCCGGCCGATGTGGAAGGACAGCTATGAGCACGCAGGCACCCGAGAAGCCGGCCGCCCGCGCCGGCGCCGAGCCCTCGCCCGAGGCCACCGTCTACGCCCTCGACACGACCTCTATCGTCGTCGGCACCCCGAACGGGCCCGGTATCTACCTCGCCCCGGTCGGGACGGCCGGCCCGACCGACACTACGACGGCATGGCCCGCCGCCTGGTCGGTCCTCGGCTACGCGAGCGACACCGGGCCCGTGATCGGCCAGAACACCAACAAGCAGGACATAATCCCCTGGCAGTCCATGAGCCCTGTCCGGTCGGTCGTCACCAGCCGCGAGATCACGCTCCAGTTCATCTTGTGGCAGCTAAACCAACAGACCCTCAGCCTCTACTTCAACGCCGCGCCCGGCACCCTGACCACCGGCACGCTCGTCATGCCGGTCAAGAGCGCGGACGCCGGGAAGCTCTACGCGGTCGGCCTGGACGTCAAGGACGGCTCCAACATCCTGCGGATCAGCGCGACCCGGGCCAACCTCACCGCGAACGGGAACATGGCGATCACCCGCGGCGCGACCGTCCCCCTCGACTGCACGCTGACCATGCTCGATGACAACGGTACGACCTGCACCGTCGTCTACGGGCCGAACGCCACATGAGCGGGGCCGCCAGTAACGGGCGGTTCGACCTCGACGCCGCGGCCCTCGCCGCCGCGGCCGAGACCGCGCCCGTCCCGTTCCTGTTCACCTACAAGGGCGAGGACTACTCCGTGCCGCCCGCGACCTCCTGGCCGCTGGAGGCGCAGGCTCTTGTCGCGTCCGGCGACCTCGACCGCGCCCTGACCTCGCTCCTCGGCGCCGAGTCCTACGCCCGGCTCCTCAAGGCCGGGATGACGGTCGGCGAACTCAACATCTTGTTCACGGCGGTCGGCGAGGCCGCCGGGGTGGAGAGTCTCCCAAACTTGTCGGCGCCTGCCGCGCACGGTTCGACCCCGACGTAGAGGCCGCGCTGATGGCCGCCTACGGGATCGATGTCCTCGACCCGGCCGTATCGCCGCGCCGCGTCTGGGTACTCGTCAACCGGCTCCCGCCGTGGGCGCGCACCCCGGGCGAGGACTGGTCTACCGAGGCATCCCTCCTGGCGGTCCTGTCCGACCAGATAGCCGACCTGACGTGGCTCGTAGCCCAGTTGGGCGGGTCCAAGTCCGCGCGGCCGACGCCGCTCCCGCGGCCGGTCCCGCGCGCCCAGCGACGGCCCGAGCCCGGCGTCCAGGCCGAGGCCGAGCAGCCCTCCGGGTGGCTCTCCCAGTTGACCGGCCTAGCGGGGGTGGTGGTCCGCAGTGGCTAGCGAGTACGGGTCGCTGGTCGTCCCGGTCTACGCCAACACCAGGCCGCTAACCGAGCAGGTACGCGAGGCCGCGGTCTCGGCCGGGAAGTCCGTTAACGAGCACATGTCGGCCGGCATGGGGAAGCTGGGCGGCGTCGCCGGGACCATCGGCAAGTCCGTCGCTACCGGGCTCGGCCTGGCGACGACCGCGGCGGTCGCGTTCGGGGTCCACGCCTTCAAGCTCGCCTCCGGGGTCGAGGCGATGAACGCCAGCCTCGGCGCGCTCGCCAAGGCGAACCATGTGTCCTACGCCTCGATTCAGGAGACAATCGGCAGCCTCAACCGGCTCGGCATCTCGACCGAGGACGCGCAGAAAACCGTAGCCGACCTCGTTAAGACGCACGTCAGCCTGGCCAGCGCGACCAAGATCGCTAAGGTCGCGCAGGACGAGAGCGTGCTTACCGGCCGGTCCTACGCGAGCGTTGAGAATGCGATCACCAAGGCCGTCGCCACCGGCAACGCGAGCGCGCTCAAGCGGGCCGGTATCTACGTTGACTCCAAGGCCGCGCTCCAGAAGTACGCCGACGCCCACGGGCTCCTCGTCAAGAACCTGACCGCGAGCGAGAAGTCCCAGGCGACCCTTAACGCGGTCCTGGCCGCCGGCGGCCGGGTCTCGGGAGCCTTCGCCGCGCAGCTTAAGACCCCGGCCGGCGCGCTCCGGTTTATGAAGCTCCAGGCCGACGAACTCACTATCTCCATCGGCGAGCAGCTAACCAAGGCTCTCGCGCCGGCGTTCGTCGGGTTCGCCAAGCTCGCCGGCGCCATCAGCGGAGCGGTCGCCCCGGGAGGCAAGCTCCAGCCAATCCTGGCCGCCATCGGGACCGTAGTCTCCAAGCTCGCCGCGCCGCTCGGCGCGATGATTACCCGGCTGACGACCGGGCTCAACAAGCTCGACCCCGCCAAGGTCAAAGACTTCGCCGGCTGGATCGTGAAGCTCGGCCCGGCGTTCGCCGCCGCCGGGGCCGGGGCCGCCATCTTCACCGGGGCCGGGCTCCTCGACAAGCTCCCGATACTCGGCCCGACCCTCGGCAAGCTGATCGACCCGCTCAAGCAGTTCGGCGGCGTCCTCATGGACCTATCCGGCCCGTGGAAGCTCGTCATCGGCGGGTTCGTGCTCCTCATGGCCGTGTCGCCGCCGTTCCGCAAAGAGGTAATGCTGATCGTCACGACCCTGCTCACCGGGCTCGCCCCGGCGTTCGCCCAGATCGGCAAGAGCGTCCTCTCGCTAGTCCCCATCGTCGTAGAGCTAGCCAAGGCACTCGGCCCCGTCCTCGCTACCGTCCTCGCCGCCGCCCTCCCGCTGATCCTCGCGCTCGTAGACGTCATCAACTTCTTGCTCCCGATCCTCAAGCCGCTCGCCCCCGTGATCCTCGCGGTCGTCGCCGCTATCTGGCTGATGAACGTAGCCCTAGACGCTAACCCGATAGCGCTCGTCGTGCTCGCGCTCGTCGGCCTGGCCGTCGCCCTAGAACTCGTCTGGAAGCACACCGTCACGTTCCGCGCGATAGTCGTCGGCGCCTTCAAGGCCGTATTCGACTGGGTAGCCCATAACTGGCCGCTCCTCCTGGCGATCATCACCGGGCCGATAGGGCTAGCGACCCTGTTTATCGTCCGGAACTGGGCACAGGTCAGGGCCGTAACCCAGGCGACTTGGCACTGGATCGAATCGTTTGTCGGCGGGACTCTCGGCCGGATACGAGGCGCCGTCGCCTCCGTGTTCGGCGCGATCCGTAACGTCGTCGCCTCGGTCACCGGGACCGTGCAGTCGATCATCGGCCGCGGGTGGTCGGCGATCTCCGGGGCCGTCTCCCGCGCCGCCGGGACGATGCTCCGCACCGTGCAGAACCTAGCGGGCGGCTGGCTCTCGGCCGGCAAGACCGCGGTCTCCAACCTGCTCTCGGGGATCGCCGGGGGGCTCGCCAACATCGGCGGGTGGATCAAGAGCCACGTCGTTGATCCAATCGTCAACGCCGTGAAGCATTTTTTCGGCATCCACTCGCCCTCGACCGTCATGCAAGGGCTCGGCGAGTCGATCACCTCCGGGTTCGTCACGGGGATCGTCAAGCAGAACCCGCTGACTATCGCGAAGCAGGTATTCGGCGGAATCCCCCAAGCGCTCGGCTCCATCGTCGGTAAGGGGCTCGTCTCCATCGCCGCCCTCCCGGGCAAGGCACTATCCGCCATCGCCGGGCTCGGCGGCGCGATCAAGGGGCTCCTAACCAAGATCCCCGGCTTGAGCGGGCTGTTCGGCGGCGGCGGCGGCGGGACCGGAGCCTACGCCGGGATCATGCGCGCGGTACTCGCCCATTTCGGGATACCCCAGCTATTCGGCACCTTTATGACTCAGATGAACACAGAGTCGGGCGGGAACCCCAGAGCCATAAATTTGTGGGATTCCAACGCAAAAGCCGGGATTCCGTCAAAAGGGTTGATGCAGGTCATAGACCCCACGTTCAACGCCTACGCCGGGCCCTACCGGAGCCTAGGCATATGGAACCCTTTGGCCAATATCTACGCTGCTGTCGCATATGCACTGTCTAGGTATGGTTCGTCCATTGGGTCCGTTTTGGGTCACGGTCACGGGTACGCGAGCGGCGGCATCCTCATGGAGCCCGTCTACGGGCTCGGACTCCACACCGGGACGCCCTACTCGTTCGGCGAGAATGCGCCCGGCGTCCCCGAGCGCTGGTCCCCGATCAGCGGCGGCGTCCAGGCCGCGGCCCGCCAGCCCATCGTCGTCAACGTCTACCCGCGCGAGTCCCAGTCCGAGACCGAGATCGCCGCCGCGGTCTCCCGCTCGCTCGCCTGGGCTCAGGCCACCGGGAGAGCATGATGACCGCCGAGCTACTCGCCGCCGCCCCGAACTCCCCGGGCAGCCTTATCCCGGTCGTGTGGGCCGGGACCAACTGGAACACGGGCGATAACCCGGACGGGACGACGACGGTCGTTACCGACGTGAACGGCTGGGAGGACTCCCCGGCGTTCAACGGCAACGACGTCGCCCTCGCCCTCGGCGACGGCGTAGTCCTCGGGAACAAGATCATCGCCCAGCGCGAGGTCACCGTAAGCGGGATGGTCGCCGGGCCGCGCCCGCCCGTCCTCGCGCTGATCCGGCAGCTTGCCGCGCTCGCCTCGGCCCGCCAGCCCGTCGCCCTGACCATCGGCCAGATAGACGAGACCGGCGGCGCCGTCCGGTCGCTGACCGCCCAGGTCCGCGCCGACACCAGCCAGTTTCAGACCGCGTGGCTCTCCCGCTACGCCTTCACCTGGCAGGTCGTCCTGACCGCCGCCGACCCGCTCCTCTACGACCAGGCGACGAACCTCGTCACGCTGACGGTGCCCTCGACCGCGACCGGGTGGGTCTACCCGCGGCGGTACCCGTGGCACTACGCCGGGCTGGCGACGAACTCCGCGCAACTGGCGAACGCCGGGACCGCGCCGACCCCGGTAACGATCATCTTTACCGGCCCGCTGAGCAACACGCCCGAGATCAGCGACGGCGCCCGCTCGATCACGCTCAAGAACCTCGGCGCCGGCGAGGTCGTCACGGTCGAGTCGGACACGCTCGCAGCGTTCGCGCCGGGCGGCGCGACCCGGGCTAGCTACGTCCTCGCCGGCTCGGTACCGATGCCGCTCGCCACCGGCATAACGACCTGGACGCTCTACGCGACCGGGACCGGCAACGTCGTCCTGACCTGGGCGTCGGCCTGGGCGTGAGGAGGCAGGAATGTTCAATCCGCGGCTGACGGTCCACGCCGAGGGCGAGGTCGTCCCGGGCGTCGCCCGCCTCACGAAGCTGCCGCCCGCGCAGCCGGGCGTCGCCCGGTTCGAGGTCGCGTGTAGCTGCGGCGAGGTGACCATCGTCCACGTCCCGGTCGCCGAGGCACTCGCCTGCGGCGAAGGCAGCTACCAGTGCGGCTGCGGGTGGCGGCACCGTTTCGCCCTCACGCCCGAGCTACGAGGAGGGAACCCTAGATGACAACGGGTATCGCCGGGACAACCCTGGCGAACAAGTGGCTAGACATGCTAGGCGGGACGGCGTTCACCGCCCCGCCGGGCTCATACGTCGGGCTCCACACCGCCGACCCCGGCGCCGCCGGGACGACCTCGCCCTGCACCGGATCAAACGCCGGGGTCCGGAAGGCCGTAACGTGGGGCGCCTCGGCGGGCGGGTCCAAGGCGATGACCGGCACGCCCTCCTGGGCGTCCTGGGACGGCGGCTCGGTAACGGTCAGCCACATAAGCTCCTGGGACGCCGTTAGCGCCGGCAACTTCCTGTTCTCCGGGGCCCTCGCCGCGGGCCAGGCGATCACTAACGGCTCTACGTTCAACCTGACATCGCTGTCGGTGGCGATGACGCCCATCGCGGCGTAGCCCCCGGCCGTGGCCAGCGCGCCGCGGGTCTACCCGCGCACCTACTCGTGGAGCTACGCCACCGTCAGCGGTGACGTGGCTAGCGCCATCACGGCCACGATCAGCGCCGCCGGGTTCGTAGCGGTCAGCCAGTCCGCGACCCGGCCGATAACCGCCGCGGTCGCCGCCGCCGGGTCGGTCACGTTCCTAGGGCAGGCGACGAGGCCGGTAACCGCTACGGTCGCCGCCGCGGGCGCGGTCACCTTCATGGGGCAGGCGTCCAGGCCGGTAACGGCAGCGGTCGCCGCCGCCGGGGCCGTAGTGCCCGCCGTCGCCGGCGCCGCCAGCCTCAGCATCGCGGCCACGGTCGCCGCGGCCGGGTTCGTAGCGTTCGGCAGCGGCGCGACGGTCGCCGCCGCGGCGACGATCACCGCGGCCGGCGCGGTCGGGACCGGAGGGCTAGCCGCTCTGGCCTGGACCGCGACGGTAACCGCCGCCGGGTCGCTGACCGTAGGCAGCGGCGCCGCCCTCCCGGTCGCCGCGACGGTCGCCGCCGCGGGCTCGCTCGCCCTCGGCAGCGGCGCCGCCCGCGCCGTAACCGCCACGATCACCGCGGCCGGGCTCGTCACGGTTACCGGGCAGGCCGCCGCGACCGTCACCGCCGCCGTCAGCGCCGCAGGCTCGGTCCTGAGCAGCGCCGGGGTCGCCTGCGCTATCTCGGCCACGGTAACGGCGGCCGGCACGGTCCTGGGGCTGTTCAACGGCAGCGCCGCGGTCGGGGTCGCCTTCGCCGTCGCGGCCACCGGCTACGCGCAAGGAGGTACCGCCGTGATCTCTGGCGGCGCGATGCCCTGGACGTTCTGGGCCGATAACGCGGTCCCGCCGTGGGCCGATATCGGCCCGGTCCAGGTCGTCGCCTTTACCTGCAACTGGCAACTCTCCGGGTTCGGCTCCGGGGAGGCGACCATCGCGGTCGGCCCCGGCTCGTCGCTGCCCCGGGCGATGCTCATGCAGCTTTGGACGTGGCGCCTGTGGGCGTTCTACGGCGGCCAGCCGGTATGGGCCGGCTGCCCTACCGGGGTAACCGACGTCGGCTCGCAGACCGTTACGGTCGCGCTGAGCGAGCTACCGGGCTATCTCGCGCTCAAGCAGTACGCCCTGAACCACACCTACGCCGCGGCCGAGCAGACCGCAATCGCCGCCGACCTCGCCTCGCCGCTGGCGAACATCGGCGTCCCGGTCGTCACCTCGCCCGGGTCCGGGCAGGCCCGCGACCGGACCTACACGTTCCTGCAATCCAGCCGCGACCAGTTGCTCACCGAGCTATCGCAGGTAATCAGCGGGCCCGAGTTCCGGTCCGAATACAGCAGCCCGGCGGACCCGATCTGCACGCTCAAGATCGCCTACCCGCGGGTCGGGACCGCCGGGAACCTCGCGGTCGTCGTCCCCGATGGCGCGATCTCATTCCGGACCACCTGGGCGGGCGACATGCTCCGGACCCGGACGTTTGCCGTAGGCGACCTCCCGCCGAACTCGCCGACGACCGCGACTAAGCCCGTCGTGGTAATCGTCGCGCCGCAGGCCGGCGTCCCCGAGCTTGACCACGTAGACGACTGGCAGGGCGTCTCGGTCGCCTCGACGCTCAACGAGTACGCCGCCGCCTACTCGCAGAGCTACGCGACCCCGGCCCTCGCGCTAGAGGCCGTGATGCCGCTCATGTCGCCGCCGCTCGGCAGCTACGGCGTCGGCGACGACGTAAGCGTTGCCCTCGCCGACCCGCTCGTCCCGGCCGGGCTGAACGCGACCGGGCGCCTTACCGCGGTCCAGGTTGACGCCGGCGCCGGGACCGCGACGTGGACGGTAGCGATCACCCTGCCGCACCCGCGCCGCTACGCCTCCCTGTCCGCCCAGCTAAAAGACCTGCACAAGAAAACCGCGGGCATCTTCCACAATTCGCTCGCCGCGCCCCCAGGAGGGATTAACCCATGACTACGCCGAGCGGCCCCCTGGTGTGGGGACAGGCCGGGAACTACAACGCCGTAAACGACCGGCTCGTCATTCGCGGGCTCAGCTACGGGGCGTTCGGGCTGATCCAGGCGCCGACCCTCGGCGCCGGGTCCGGGCTAGTCGTCAATATCGGCCCGTGGATCGCCTGCGTGGACTGCGGCGACGGGACTAGCGCGATCATCGGCGCCACGGCGCCGGCGACGATTAACGAGACCGCGGGCGGCGCGTCGCAGCGCGTAGACGCCCTGTGGGCCGACATCAACCCCGATGGCACGTCGCAGTACGGCCTGTCGTGGCTGCCGTCTCCGGTGAGCGGCCGGACCGGGGTGCTGCTCGGCACGGCCACGGTCCCGGCGAGCGCGGCCACGGCGTCGGCCATGACGTTCGCCCCGGCGGGCCTGCTGGCCCGCGGCATCGTGCAGGCCAGCTACCTAACCGCCGACGCGGCCCAGTGTTCGAGTACCTCGATCTCCGCGACCGGGCTGATCGTCAACATCACGCCGGGCACCTGGGTCTGGGAGGGCGACATCTACGTCTCCGCGCAGTCCACCAACAGCATGATCTTCTCGATGACCACTCCCGCGAACTCCGCGATGGGAAGCTGGACGAGCTACGACCAGGTAGTCAACAACCCCGGCTACCCCTCGACCCTGCTCAAGCATCAGGCCGGCTCGGGCATCACAAGCGGCATGAGCAGCAACGCTTTGGTCAACGGCCAGGGCTATACCGCGCACGTCCGCGGCTGGGGCGTGTTCACCGCGGCCGGGCTGTTGCAGGTCGGCCAGGCGTCAACCGCCGCCGCGGCGTCGTTCACGGTGAAGGTCAGTTCGCAGCTACGCGCCTGGCAGATCGCCTAGCCGTGAGCCGCGCCCGGCGGCTCGCCGCCCTGATCCTCCTCGCGGTAGCGATGCTCACCCTCGCCATCGTCGTCCTCGTCCTCAACCGCGACGTATCGGCCGACCTACTCGCCGCGCTCGGCATCATCGGCGGCGTCGCAATCGCGGTCGTAGCGCTCCCCGTGAACGGCAAGAACGGTAAGGAGTAAGCCTGTGTCTGACGAAGATCACGAACGGCTCTGGCACTGGCCTGGACGGCGCCGCCGCCGCCGCGGCCCGCGGGTCGTCCGCCCCGGCGATTCCTACGAGATCGGCGAGGACGTCGAACGCGAGCGGGTACCGCCCGACCCCGAGCCCGAGGGCCCGCTACAGCGGCTCCTCGGCGGGCCCGGCGAGACCTGGGGCTCGGACAAGATCGCCCGGCGGGACTGGGTAGATACCGGCGACCCCGCGACCTGGCCGGACCGGAGCCGAGCCGATGGCGCTTAAACGGTACTGGTGGCCGAGCCCGTCCTACTCCCCGGGAGCTATCGGCAGCGACCCCCGGCTCCTCTGCCTCCACACGACCGAGGGCGCCCGGGACAACGACAGCATCAAGAACTTTCTCTGCGGCCACAACGGGGTCTCGTATCACGCCTCGGTAGACAACCTCGCCGATAACGTCGCCTACGAGTACGTCTACGAGCAAGACGGCGCGTGGGCCCAGTGCGGCGCCAATTCGCACGCGGTCTGCCTCGTCATGTGTACGCCGAGCGGCGCCTCCGCGGGCTGGTCGGCCGACTACTGGTGGAACGAGCAGAGCCGCATGATGCACAACGCGGCCCGCTGGCTCGCCGAGGAGTCCGCGCAGCACGGTATCCCGCTCGTCGCGCTGACCTCCAGCCAGGCGCAGGGCTCCGGGCGCGGCGTCTGCGAGCACCAGCACCTAGGTAGCTGGGGCTGCGGCCACTCCGATTGCGGCGCCCTGCCGCTAGACAAGCTGCTCGCTCTCGCCAAGGACTACGGCGGCGGGACGGTCGGCGGCCCCGAGGAGCCGCCAGCGGCGGCCGGTCCCGGCGTCTGGATAAGAGAGGATGAGAGCATGGCACCGATCAAGGGGCTAGTTACCGAGCCCGTCCCGTCCTGGGCGAATAGGCTACTGCTCGCCTCGGACCCCGGATACCAGGGCGCCAGCCACGTCAAGGTCCGGGTAGCCCGCTACGACGTCGCGGGCCGGAAGTGGCCCGTGGCGACAATGGACTGCTCCGCCGGCTACCCGCTCCAAGAGGTCAACGTCGCCGACTACGAGATCGTGTCGCTAGAGATGGTCCCGCCCGGCCCCGACGACCCCGCGCCGCCCGAGGGCGGGCTCGTCGCCGGGTACCGTTTCGACCCCGAGCCCATCGGAACGCCCTAGCCGCGCCCCGCGGCTCTCAGGGCGTTTTTAAGCTCCCCGGCGGCCGGGGGGTTACCGCGATACGGGGCCCGCGCCGTTCACGCGCCAGCGTAAAGCACGCAGAGGCGATCCCGGCGGCCCGGCGGTAACGTCGGAGCTACCCCCGGCCGGGAAGGGCCGCGAGCGGGCAAGAGCGGCCGAACCCGAGCCGACACCGTGGAGCGATACTTCCCCCCCGGCCAGGGCGCCCGTCCAGGCCGGGGCCCCGCTTGCGCCCGGCGCCGGGCCCGCCGCACACTAAGCGCATGGCTACCCGCCGCGCCGCCGCGCCGGCGCGCTCCCGCTCCCGCTCCTCCGGAGGAGCCGCCCGGTCCGCCCGCGGCCGGTCCGCCCGCTCGGCCGCCGGGGTCCGCAAGTACGGGCTACCGCTCACGTCGTCATGGCGGACCGCTAACTACGCCTACCCCGGCGGCGTCGGCGCCAGCCGCGGGAAGGCGCCGAGCTACCCGATCAACCCCGGCCGCGTCCGCGCCGCCCTGTCCTACTCCGCGCGGCCCGACACCGCGGGTTCGGGCCGTCACGTCCGGTGGGCCATCGCGCAGCGCTACGGATCGGTCGGCGGCGGGCTCGCCGCCGCGCGCCGGACCCGCCGGGGCCGCTAGCTACACCGCCGCACGCGGGCAATCGGCACCCGCACAAGCGAACGGGCGGGCCGACTACCTCTCGGCCCGCCCGTCGCGTCCTCTCAGGACCGGGGGCGCCTACCCTGCCGGGACCGCCCGGCCGGCTCGTCGGTCGCGCCTTCCATCCCGAGGCGAACCAGCCGCGCGAGGAGCGTAGCGTGCTCGGCCGCCATCGCGTCCTCGGCCGCGCGGGCGCGCATAGCCCTCGCGTCCTCGGCGGCCCGAGCCTGCGCGGCGCGGCTCTCGGCCGCGGTCGGCGGCCGGCCCCGGACCATCAGCGCCGCCCTAGCGGGTCAGGGAACATCCACGGCGGCATCTGCCGGTCTTGGCAGTCGCCCGGGTCGGCGGGCGACCCGCCGAAGCTATTGCCGTTCGCCTCGTCGTCAGTCATCGGTCTCACCCCCCTCCGCGGTTTCGTCGTCGGGCTCCTCGGGGATTTCGGTCCAGCCCTCCCGGCGGGCGATCTGGTCGCCGACGTAGTAGACGTTTGACCCGAACACGTTGACCGCCTTTTCGATCTCCACCTTGGCGGCGGTCCCGTCGCAGGCGTCGCCGGCGAGTAGCTCGCTCACCGGGGCGCCGTCCGCGTGGGTGTAGTTGGCGGTCAGGTAGCGGACGACCTGCGCCCGGCCCGTAATCCGCTCATCGCCTAGGTATCGCTCCATCGCTTCCCCCTCGGGTTAGGTCTCCTCGCCGACCGGCGGCCGGCAAGTCTTACAGCGGTCCCAGCCGGCGTGCTCGACCTGCCGGGCCGTGACCGGGGTCCGCGGCCACCGGGTAACCCCCGGCGCCGGGGCCCGGGTAATGATCGGGCAGCTTGCCGTGTGGACGCACGGCCCCGAGCGGTCCGGGCGCGTGCAGAGGATCAGGCCCGCGCTCATCGCGCTAGCTCCTCGATCTGCTCGGCCAGGGCGGCGGCGGTAAACCCGGTTAGCTGGCTCCCGTCGCGCCTAGCCCAGTAGACGAGGCAGCTAATCGAGGCGCCCTCCCAGTCGGAGCCGAACTCCCAGTCCGGATACCACGTCCGAAGCTGATCGAGGTCAATAGCGGGCTCTGGCGGGTCGGGCGCCGGGCTCGGCCGGGTCACCGGGCGGCCCCGTTCTGCGAGGCCAGGCTCAGCAAGACCGCGATTACCGACCGCGGCGGCGGGCTCCCCAGTACCGCCGACCAGCCGTGGAGCCCCGAGTAGACCCCGACCCGGCCGTCCGCGCGGGTTACGACCCGGGTACGGCCCCGGGCGTACCAGGCAGAGGACGGCATCCCGGGATAGTCGGGCAGCCGCGCGTAGCCGAGCCCGGCGAGCCAGTCGCCGAGGGTTACGGGGTCGCCGGCGACGACGACGGGGGTAGGTGGTTGCATGGTGGTTCCTTCCGCTCCGGGGCCGCCGAACGGGCCCCGCTCTAAGCGGGAGTCTACCGGGCCGTAACCGAACGTAACGGGGTAGTTTCGGGAATCGCGGCACCCCGGCGCCGGGGGGCTGACACTCTAAGGCAACGAGCGGAACCGCCCAGAGCGGCCGGGCCCGCGGGAATCGGGGTGCGCCGCTACCTCCCGGCGCCGGGGGGCCCGCGCGCCCGCGAAGGCCGGGCCGTCCTCGGTTTTAATACCTCGCCCCGTTCGGGGTGGAATATTTAACGCGAGGACTACGTTACGCTAGGCGTAGCCGCTGCGCGGCTAAAGCGCAGCACGACCGGAAGGAACCACCCATGACCGCCGCCCTAGCCCTCGTCCAGGCCGGGCCCGCCGAGGACGAACTCGCCGCCGTCCTCTACGGGCGCCAGAGTCACGCCGAGGACGCGAGTATCCGCGACCAGCTAACTATCGGCGCCCGCCGCGCCGAGACCGAGGCGTGGGCCGTCCTCGGGATTTTCTCCGATGGCCGGTCCGCGTCCCGCCACGCCCGCGGCGCCCGCGGCGACTGGGACGACCTAATCGCCCTCGTCGCCGCCGGCAAGGTCGGGATTATCTGGCTCTGGGAATCCTCCCGGGGCGACCGTAAGGCGTCTACCTGGCTCGCGCTGCTAGAGGTGTGCCAGGAGACCGGGACGCTTATCTACATCGAGACCCACCGCCGCGCCTACGACATGAACGTAACCCGCGACTGGCGGACGATGGCCGAGGATGGAGTCGATAACCAAGTGGAGGCCGAGAAGATCGCCGAGCGGACGAACCGCGCGAAGGACACCGCCCGCGAGGAGGGCCGGCTCCGGACCGTTCTAGGCGGGCTCCCGCCGCTCGGCTACCGGATGACCGCCGAGGACGTCGCCCGCCGCGCCGCGGGCCGTAAGGCCATCGAGGACTGGGAGACCGACGAGGACGCCGCCGGTATCCTCCGCGAGATCGCCGGCCGGATGCTCGCCGACCCCGAGCGGCGCCTAACCCCCGCCTACCGCGCCGCGCCCGCCGGGTTCCGGGCCGAGTGGTCCGAGAAGCAGGTCCGCGCCGCCCTAACCCGGCCCGCGACCGCCGGGATTATGACCGCCCGCGACGGGACCGAGCTAGGGCAGGTTATCGCCGACCCGCCGCTCGACCTCGCTACGTTCCGGACCCTCGCCGCGGTATTCGCCTCGCGGCGCCGGGGCCGGATCGCCGATGGCGACCGCTACCCGCTCGGGGTACTCCTCCGCTGCGGGAAGTGCGGCAACCAGCTAAACGGCGGGCCCGGCTGGAAGGGCCGCCCCTACTACTCCTGCGCGAACCCGCACCCCGCGCTAGGGATCGCCGCGCCGTGCCGGGGGGTCTCGATATCGGCCGCGCAACTCCATGAGGTCGTCCGGGTCGCCGCCGAGGAGTGGGCCGCGACCTCTAAGCGGTTCGCCGCCGCCGCCGCCGCGGGCGCCGACGTCTCCGGGCGCCTCGGCGACCTCGCCCGCTCGCTCGGCGAGCGGCAGGAGTGGATGGCCGACCTCCTCCGTAAGCGGACGCGCGGGATGATCGACCCGGCCGGGTTCGCCGCCGCCGAGGCCGAGCTAACCGCGAACATGGAGGCGATCATCGCCGAGCGCGACGCCCTCGCCGCCGAGGCCGCCGAGCCCGCCGTCCCGGTCGCCCTCGACTGGGACGAGATGACCGGCGCGCAGAAGCGGCGCCTAGTCGCCGACGCCTTCGTTACGCCTATCGTCGTCGCCCCCGGGACCGGCGGCGCCCGGCCGCTGACGGCCGAGGACCGGGTAGCTCTAACCGTCCGCCCGGCGGCGTAACGGGGGGCCCGGCGAAAAATAGCACGGAACCGACAGCCCCGGCGGCAGAAACGCCGGGGCTGTCGGCTGAACTGCCAAGAATGACGACTATCCGACAGTCCTGTCGGAATAGGACTAGGCGAACTATCCCGCCGCCTACTGGCGGTAATCCGCCAATGTTGACAGCTAGACAACATGCCCTAGACGATTAGGTGACGGGACGCTAAAGGGCACGTCAGGACCGGCTCTCGTCGGCGTAATCGCCCAGTCAAAGAAGACCGAGCCGACCACACAGGGGACGTGGATGCCGGGCTACCGTGCCATGCCGCGCAAGATCATGCGCGCAGCTATCGACCAGGGGATAACCCCCAACGCGCCCGCCATCGCCGCCCGGTCCCGGCTCTCTGAGCGGACCGTCGAACGGATGCTAGCGGGCGCCCCGGTCTCCTCCCACACCATCGCCGCGATCACCAGGGCGTTCGCCGGCGGCGTGGAAGATTTTTTTGAGGTAGACGACGACACGGTACCCGCCAGCCCGCCGCTACTCCGGGCGGTCCGATTATGAGCCGCCAGCTACCCCCCGGCGCCGAGGCGCGCGTCCGGGCGAGGATCAGGGAGCAGACCGCCGCCGAGCCCGACCCCGAGCCCGAGACCGTCGCCCCCCTCGCCGCCCTCCTCCAAGAGATCAAACTCGACCGGGCGCGCGACGCCGCAAGGCCCGGTGACGACCGCGAGGCGAAAGCAGGATGACCCCCCTACGGGTGCTAGACCTGTTTTCCGGCGCCGGCGGCGCGGCGTGGGGCTACGCCCTCGCCGGGTTCGTCGTCGTCGGCCTGGACGTGCTCCCGCAGCCGCACTACCCGTTTGAGTTCCACCTCGGCGACGCCCTCGACCCCGCGACCTGGCCGCCGGGCCCGTTCGACGCCATCCACGCCTCCCCGGTGTGCAAGCTGTTCACGAAGGCGACCGGGCCCTACCGGCGGGCCGGCCGGGTCTACCCGAACCAGATACCGCGGACCCGCGAGGTACTAGAGGCGTCCGGGCTCCCGTGGATCATCGAGAATGTCCCCGGGGCGCCGATACGCCCCGACTACCGGCTCTGCGGCTGCCTATTCGGGCTCGCCACCGACGAGGGCTACCTCGTCCGCGAACGCTGGTTTGAGACCTCCTGGCACGGGTTCCAGCTACGACCGCCCTGCTACCACGACGGCAAGGGCGCGGTCTCCATCGCCGGTCACGGCGTCGCGTCCTGGTCCCGCGCCAAGGTCGGCCCGGTGCTCCTCCCCGGCCGCCGGGCCCTGATGGGCTGCCCGTGGATGAACCGTAACGAGATCGCCGAGGCGATCCCGCCCGCCTATACCGAGTACCTCGGCGAGGAGCTACGCGAGGAGCTAGGGGCCGCCGCGTGACCATCACCCGCCGCGCCTACGGGTCCGGCCACCGCTACGAGGTAGACGAGCAGCACCTACCCGGCGTAACCACGATCCTGAGAAAAGCCCCCGCCGAGAATCTGATCCGCTGGGCCGGGACCGCGACCGCCGAGTACGCCTGCTTCAACTGGGCCGAGCTATCCCGCCTCCCGGTACCCGACCGGCTCGCCAAGATCAAGGGCGGGCGTTACGAGGACTCCACCCGCGGGAAGATCAGGGGCCGCGCCGTTCACGGCTACGCCGAGAAGCTCGCCGCCGGCGCGGGCGCCGAGGAGCTAGGCGACGTCCCCGAGGAGTACCGCGGCCACGTCCAGAGCTACCGGCGGTTCTTGGACCGATTCGACCCCGACCCGGTAGCGATAGAGCTAGTCGTCGCCAACCGCGCGGTCGGCTACTGCGGGACCGCTGATCTCGTCGCGCACATGCTCGGCCAGGTCTGGCTGCTCGAACTCAAGACCAACCGCTCGGGAATCTTCCGCGACTCCGCGCTCCAAGCCTGCGCCTACCTGAACGCCGAGACCTATACGACGATGGACGCCGGGGTCAGCGTCGGCGAGGAGCACCCGCTCGCCGGGCTCGGGATCGAACGCGCCGGGTCGGTTCATATCCGGTCGGACGGCGCCGACCTGCGCCCCCTCGATACCGGGCCGGATACCTGGGGCTACTTCCAGAGGATCGCCTGGCTCTACCACCACGACGACGACGCCGGCGGCTGGGTCGGCGACATCATCGACCCCCCGGCGAGGGCGGCATGAGCGCGCCCGGAACGCCGCGGGCCGCGCCCCCCGCTGCGAGGGCGCGGCCCGCCTTGCCACAAACTCCAACCACGGGAAGGGTACCACCGATGATCTCTGTCGAACTGCACGGAATCGCCGGGGTCCGCCATATATTCGGCGCCCCGAACCCGGCCGCGCCCCCCGAGTACGCCGACGCCGCCGTCCCGTGGGTCGTCGTAGAACTGTTCGATGACGCCGGGGGCCAGGTCAACCTCATGCTCGATTCGCCCGAGGCCGCCGAGGTCGTCAGGCACGCCGGGAAGCTCGCCCGCGACTACCTCCGCGCCGGACCGGGCCGGTGACGACCGGCGCCGCCCTCAGCCTCGTCAACTGGGCCGAGGAGGCAGAGGCCGCGGCCGGGATCGCCAGGGCCCTCGCCGGCACGGCGTTCGTACCCGACTCGCTCCGGGTCTACGACGACCAGCACAACCTAGACCTAGACGCGACCGTCGCCACGGTAACCGCCGCCCTCCTGACCGGCACCGAGCTAGGCATGGGCCCGATGGCCGCGCTCCAGTCCATCGACGTGATCCCGCCGGGCTCGGGACAGCCCTCGCTACGCGCCCTCGCCCTCCGCGGGCTCCTCCAGCACCACGGCCACGACATCTGGGTCGTGGAGTCTACGAACTCCCGCGCCGTCGTCCGGGGCCGCCGCGCCGACTCAGAGATAGTCATGGAATCGGTGTGGACTATCGACCGGGCCCGGCAGATGGGGCCGCGCGGGTTCAACGACCCCCGGGGCGCCTGGCAGCGCATCCCACAGAACCAGCTTGTCGCGCGGGCTACCGCCGAGATGGCGCGCTGGGTGGACTCGGACGGGCTCCTCGGCCTGCCCTATACGTCCGAGGAGATCGGCGACCTAGACGACGCCGACCACAGCCCGGACGCCGCCCGGTGGACTCCCGCCCTAGACCGGCCGGATCAGCCCCCGGCCGAGGGCGCGGCCCCCGCACGCTCCGGGGCTAAGCCGCGCCGCGCCAGCCGGCGCAAGGCCCGAGGTACCCCCGCGCCGGCTGGCGCCCTCCCGCCCGCTCCCGAGCCCCCCGCTAGCGGGGCAGATAGGTCCGCTGCGTCGCCCGAGACCCCGCCTGTGCCGGGTCCGGGGATATCGGCGACGCAGCGGGCCGCCCTCTGGGCCGGGATGAAGCGAATAGGGATCACCGAACGCGCCGCCGCGCTCGCCGCGGTCTCCGGGTGGATCGGCCGCGTGATCGGCTCGTCCAACGAGCTAACCGCCGCCGAGGCCGGCGTCGCGCTCGCCTCGATCAACCAGCGCGAGGCGCTACAGGCCACCAGGGCGGCGCAGGACGCCGCCGCCGAGAGCACGGAGGAGGTACCGCTCGGCGATGCTCCTGATGAGTGACGGCGCCCTCGACGCCATCGAGCAGCGGGTCCGCCTGTGGGCCGACTATGGCGACGTCCAGGCCGCGCGCCCCGAGGACGCCCTCGCCCTCCTGCGCGAGGTCCGCGAGCTACGCGACCTGCGCGACCACCTGATAGCGATGCACCGGCAGGCGCGCGACCGGCTCGCCGAGATCGAGACCGAGCACGCCGCGCGGGGCCCGGCATGACCCCCGGCCTGATCTCGCCCCGGGCCGCCCGCGTCCTCGCCTGCGCGCTAGCCCTCCCCGGCTGCGTACTGGTCGGTACCGGCCTGGCGCCGGTCCCCGGCGTCCTCGGTATCGTCGCCGGCGGCGCGCTGCTCTGGCTCGCCGACACCGCCGACCCCGGGCTCTACTGCCTCTGCGGCGACCCGGCCCGGGTCCACGACCCCGGCGAGCCGAACGCCTGCACCGCGCCCGGTTGCGCCTGCTCGCGTCTGGTCCCGGTCCCGTGACCGCCGAGCCCGCCCCGATGCCGGGCAAGAGCCTAGGCCAGATCGCCTACGAGGCAGCCCTAGAGTGGACCGGCCGTATCGCCGCGCCAGCGTGGGCGAGGGTGCCCGTAGGCGAGCGCGCCTACTGGGAGCACATCGCCAGCGCGGTCTGCGAGGCGACCGTCCGCGTCCTCGTCCCGCCGCCCGGGAAGGAACCGCCGCTATGACGACGACGCCAGGGCTCGCCGGCCGGGCCATGCAGACCGAGCTAGCCGAATGGTGGACCGACGACGGCAAGCTCCCCGTAGTAGCGCTCAACGTTGTCGGGCCGCGCGGCGGGCTCTACGGCTACGTCTGGGTAACCCCCGGCGCCGCCGAAGCTCTCGCCGACCGGCTCCGGGTACTCGCCAAGGCCGCGCGGCTCAAGACCCTAGCTGCCAGCGCCGACAAGACCGCGGGCGCGCTCGGCTACCCGCCCGGGTTCGGTGACCAGCCGTGACCCTGCTCCCGCATGAGGTCGCGTTTCTCGACCAGGGCGGCGTCCTGGTCATAACCCGCGACCCGCGCTACCGGGTCGTCCTGGTGTGGAGGTGCCTACGATGACCGGCCGCGAGATCGGGCTCGGCTCCTGCTTCGTTCACAGGCGCGTCTTTGAGTTCGACCCCCGGACCGTCTGTACCATCTGGCTCGCCCCGGCTGGCACCGACCCGGGCGGCGGCACGGGCCGGGTCCAGATCGTAGAGCCCTACACGCCCGGCGCCCGGCAGGTACCCGTCTGCGACCCGTGCATGGTCAAGGTCAACGCCCGCCGCGAAGCGATGAGCCTGCCGCCGTTCCAACTCTCGACCGAAGTCCCCCAGCCTTGGGAGGAGTAGCGATGAGGCGCCTGTCCGCCCGCCAGTCCGTTAGCTGCGAGACCGCCGCGACCGCCCGCTGCCGCTGCCGGTGCGGCGGCCAGCTACACGGCGCCGGGCGGTTCGCTACCGCCGGCGAAGCTTACGACCTGAGCCGCGACGACCCGCACGCCGCCGCCCGCGACCGGGCGACCGCCGGCCCGTGGGAAGGCGAGCCGCTCCCCGGCCTGACCCCGGAGGAGGTCGCGTGGTGAGGACGCCGCCGCCCGAGCCCGGCCGGATCGCCCGCCGCCCGCACGACAAGCACGGCCACCCCGTCCCGTGGTTCGTCGCCTGGGTAGACGGCGCCCCCGATTACCGGCTCTACCGGCCGCACGCCATCGCCGAGGCGATCAACGCGCGGCTCTGCTGGGTCTGCGGCATCCCGTTCGCCCGGCAGGAACCGCGGGTCTGGGTGATCGGCCCGATGTGCGCGGTCAACCGGATCAGCAGCGAACCGCCGAGCCACTACGACTGCGCCGAATACTCGGCCCGCGCCTGCCCGTTCCTGACGACCACCCGCAACCCCGGCGTCACGCTCCTGTGGACGTCGCGCTATAACGGCTGGGGCCGCGTCCAGACGTCCGGCGGGCTCCTGTTCGACGTCGGCCCGCCCATGATCCCGCCCGAGTGGTTCGCCGAGGGCCGGCCCGCGACCCGCGCCGAGGTCATCGAGTCCATCGACACCGGGCTCCCCGCCCTCCGCGAGATCGCCGAACGCCAGGGCGACGCCGGGCTAGACAAGCTCCAGCACGCCCTCGCCGACGCCCTCGCCCTGGTGCCGGCATGACCCCCCGCCTAGACCTCAAGCCGAGCGAGCACCAGTGCGCCCGCTGCGGCGAGACGTTCGGCAGCCTCACCCTGTTCGACGCCCATCAGACGGCGGACTACAGCAGCCCCCAGCCGGTCTCCTGCGCTACGCCACAGGCCCTAGGGCTAGTCCCCGATGGTCGCGGTACCTGGCAGACACCCCGGGGTCTTATAGCCCGGCAGCGCGCGGCCGGGATGCTGGCCCGGAGGCGAGCCCGGACATGACCGCGCCACACGCCCCCGCCACGGCTCTCAGGCCGCACCTCGCGCACGGTCACGACCTCCCCGTGTCTAAGGGCTACCAAGTCCGCCGCGGCGCCGTAGCGGTCTGGTGCGGCTGGTGCGGCGGGCTCTACCGCGCCGACCAGGAATGGGCCAACCGCTACCTCCGGACCCTCTGGCGCCGGCTCGCCGCCGAGGCGCGATCCGACCGGACCCGCGTCACCTACGACTACGCCCGCCGCAAGATCGGCGAAGCTCGCGCCGCGTTCGCCGCCGCCGGCCTGCGCCCGACCTGGCGGCTACCCCGGCGGGCGCCATGAGCCAAGCCAAGGGCAAGCGCGCCGCCGCGTGGGTCGCCGCCTACCTGCGCCGCTGGTACCCGTCCGCCGAGACCCCGCCCTCCTCGTCGTCGTCCGGCCGCGACGTCCTCGGCACGCCGGGGCTCGCGGTCGAGGTCAAGACCGGCGCCCGCTGGTCCCACAAGTGGATCGCCCAGGCAGCCGGGTACGCCGAGGCGAGCGAGGTCTACGTCGTCGTCTACCTCCCGCCCGGCTGCGGCGAACGGTCCGTAGCCGACGCCCTCGCCGTGCTCCCCGTCCGCTGCCTGATGCCGCTCCTCGTCGCCTCGGGACACGCCCCCGAGCCCGGCGACCGAATCACGGGGAGGTAATTACAGCTATGACGAACAGCCCGCAGGGCCCGGCCTGGACCGCGCCCGCCGCGCGGCTGCTCACCTGGCTCCACGTCGCCGAGCCCGGCACCCGGTTCTACCCGGACGGCCGGGTCGCCGCCGTCTGCCCCGCCTGCCACGGCGCCGCGGTGTTCCCCGAGGGCTGGTCGTTCCGCGCCTGCGGCGCCTGCCAGGGCAGCGGCGACGCCCCGCCGGCCGTAGAGCCGCGGACGCTCTGCGGGCTCCCGATGCACGCCGAGGAGCTATGGCAGCCCGCGCCCGCCGGGGCCGCTCCCGCACACGTCGCCTGCCTCGAACTCGCCCGGAAGGAACCACCCGCCGCCGGTCAGCTTGCCCTCTGGGGCTGTGGATAAGGCTGGGGATAATGCCACGGGAGCCGTTCGAGTACGTGAAAGTAGACAACAAACTGCCCGACCATCCGAAACTCGATGGACTTGGGCCGAGCACTCGCGTAACGCTCATGGGCACGCTTATCGAGATTTGGTGTTACTGCGACCGGCTCAGAACCGATGGGTGGATCAGCGCGAGAAAGTGGCGGGAACTGGCGAGCGCGACCGGCCGCCGGCTCGCCCTCGATCTCGGGTTCGTGGAGGAGGTCGGCGACTCTTACCAAGTACACGACTACCTGGACAGACAACGGTCCCGGGCCGAGATCGCCGCGCTCTCCGAGGTCCGCCGTAAGGCCGGGTCTAAGGGCGGTTTTGCTAGAGCAAACGCTATGGCAAGTGCTACAGCAAACGCTACGGCACCTGCTACGGCACCTGCTCAAGCAGCGGCTACTAGCAACCTGTCTAGCAAATCTGTAGCAGAGCAGAGCAGAGCATCTTGCCCTACGGGCAAGACTGCTCCCCCTACCCCCTCAGCGGCTCCCGCGGAACCGAGCCCGGCGCGGGACGCCCGGCCCTACCGCTCCGCGGCCGGGCGGCCCGCTCCCCCGAGGGCGGCGCCAAGCTGCCCCGTCTGCGCTAAGCCCCACACCCTCGCCGACTGCCCCGTCCAGGCCGGCCACGAACCACCCCGCGAGCTACCCCGCCCCTACGTCCCGCTCCCGACCCGAGACGAGGTGATCCGCCAGGTCCGCCAAGCCGCCACTACGACCCCCGACCCCGACGACGACATACCGTTCTGAATCCCGCCGCTACCGGGCGTAGTCGGATAGATTCGGCTCCGAACCGCCCGACCCGACCGAGAAGGGAACCACCCGACATGACCCGGCAAAACCGCCCCTCCTGGCGCGTCCCATTCGACCAGTGGGCCCAGAACATGCCCGCTCACGTCCTCGCCTGCCGCACCAAAGGCCACAAGTGGACCGACTGGGAGGAGACCGACAGCGCCCGCCTAACCCGGACCCCGCGCGGAATCCGCGTGATCCAAGTCGATTGCGAACGCAAATGCGGCGCCCACCTAACCGAGTTCGTAGACGACGAGGGCTACCTCGCCCGCTCGGCCCGCCGCCACGTCGATTACGACTCGGCCTACCTGATGCCGACCGAGGCGCGCAGCGGCGGCGGGTACACCCGCGAGCAGCGGGCCATCCTCCGCTACGAGCGGCTCGAACGCCTCGCCGACAGGTTCCACGACGAATCCGATCTGAGGTAGGGCCGTGAGCTACGACCCCGGGCCCGCCGGCGCGCTCTCGACCGCCCTAGACGACGCCGCCCTGACCATCCTCGCCGCCGTCGTCGCCGACCGGCAGGACGTCGGCGCGTTCGTCGCCCGAGCCCTCGCCCGCCTCGCCGCGCGCCTCGGCTCCTCGGCCGCCGTCCTCGCCAACCGCCCCGGATCATGGGAGGCCGCCGCTATCGACGCCCTGCTCGCCGGGACGGTCGGCGAGGGCGACGAGCACCTCGGCGCGTTCGGCGAGACGACGCCGGGCGCGACCCTCGGCCCGCAGTGGCACGCCGCCAACGAGCCCGACCCCGGCGAGTACCTCCCATGACCGACGACCCCCGGCTACGCCTGCGCGTCTACGTCGCCCGCGAGCTACGAGCCGAAACCTGGATCGACGTATCCAACCCCGACTGCGCCACCCACGCCGAACGGTTCGCCGCCGAGCACTCCGCGATGAGCCGCGACGCCGAGGCGCGCGGCGACCTCTGGGCCGTCGAAATTCACGACCCCGGATGGCCGGACGGCCCGCTCTGCCGCAGGTTCGGCACCGACCTGCCGTTACTGCTCGAACTCGCCGAGACCGCCGCCGGCGAGGACGCGCCGTGAGCGGCAACGGCGGCAGCCCGCCGAACCCGTACACCCGCGCCATCGCCGAGGGCCGCTGCCCGATGTGCCAAGGGACCAAGATCATGCCCGAGGGAACCGTCTGCCTCCACGACGACCCCCGCCACGCCCCCGGCCAGCCCTGCCCGCTCTGCCACGGCACCGGCCGCTGGCAAGACGAGGACGACCCGCCGTGACCCCCGGCCGGCCCTGCTCGTTCTACACGACGCCGACCGAGGCCGAGCGGCAGCAACTAGGGATCACCGACCCCGCCGTAGTCCTCGGATGCGACAACCCGCAAGGCGACGGGCCGCTCTGGTTTTTCGTCCCGGTCGAGGGCGGCGCGGTCCGGGTAGCCGTCTGCGAACAGCACGCCGAGCACCTACGGCGGCGGTACGTATGACGACGCCCAGCCTCGGCCAGATCGCCGCCGCCGCCCGCGCCGCCGTCCGGAACGAATGCGCCCCCGACTCCTGCATCGAAACCACCCGCGTCCTCATCGCCGTCGCCGCCTACTGGGCCATCCGGCTCAAACCCGTGCCCGTCAAAGTCCAGGTGTTCAACGCCGCCGCCTGGGCCGCCGTAGAGGACCGGCTCCCCCTATCCCGCTGGCCCGAAGGCGCCTACTCGCTCGGCATCGACGGCACGACCTCCCGCCGCGCCAAGTGGAACGGGCACCTTGTCGCGGTCGGGCCCGGCGACGTCATCGACGCCTCGGCCGACCAGTTCGACCGCCCCCGCCAGGGCATCGACATGAACTCGCCGCTCGTCCTCTACCGGCCGCCCGGCTGGCCCGCCAACGGCCGGGCCGCCGGATGGACCGCGCCCGACACCGGCCTGCGCGTCCTCTACGACCCCGGCGTCACCGACCAGACCTGGCGCCACTCCGAGGCGTGGCGCGGCCACCGCGCGGTCTACCGCGCCGTGATCGCCGACGCTATCGACCACCTACGAGGAGGAGACCCGGCACCATGAGACGAGACCTAGCCCGATGGTGGCTCCGCGCCCGCTGGCGGCTCGCCCACATCACCCACGGGCACGACGAGTTCGCCGACCTCGGCTGCCCCTACTGCACACCCGGCCGATAACCGCGACCGGGCCCTAGACCGCGGCGCGAGCGGGACCGTCCCGCTCCCCGGTGACAACCCCGCCCGCGCCGCGCCTTGCGCCCCCCCGCAACGCCAGGCCACACTAGGCGCCATGACGCCCCGCGCCGAACCACCGGACCGCGACCAGCGCCGTCCAGGCCAGCCCGACCAGACACCCGTACCCGGGCTCAGCTTCGCCGACCTCGTACTCGCCTCGATGCGCGGCCAGCCAGGCGTCTACCTGATCCCCGCCGGCGACCAGCCATGACCGTGCCCGACCCGCGGCTCCGGTTCCGCATCTACGTAGACGGCGCCCTCGCCGTAGAGACCTGGATCAACTCGGTAGACGCCGACGCCGACGCCGCCGCCGCGAACGCCGCCGAGCTACACGCCGCCGTCACCAACGCCGCCGCCGCCGCCGGATCGCTCTGGCTCACCGAGGTCTACGACCCAGCACAGCCGCCGGCTAACGCCTACCTCCGGTTCGGCACCGACCGCGACGGCATGACCGAACCCGAACCCGAACCGCGCCCCATCCAGAACGTCCCGCTACCGCCGTGGGCCGCGCCATGACCGGCCCGGTCGGCGCCGTCGCAACGAACCTCACCGACGCACAGCGCGCCGCCATCGTGACCCGGTTCACGGCACTCAACCCGCACTGGACCGGCGCCCACGCCGACGACATCCTCGACGCCCTCGCCGACTCCGACTCAGACCTCGCCGCCGTCGAACCGTTCTGGGAAGCGCACCCCGAGCTATCCGGCCCGCGCTCGGTCGCCTACGCGCCCTATGCCACCCGCGCCCTCATCTGGTCCGGCACCCCGCTAACCATCGAGGCCGTCCGCGCGCTCATCACCGCCGCCCGCACAACCGACCTCCTCGGCCTAGGCTGATGCCGTGCAGACACTAGCCGCCATCGCCCGCGAGATCGGCTACCTGAGCGCGCTAGCGTCCGCCGCGGTCTGGTGTATCCGCAAGATCATCAAGAGCTAGCCATGCCCACCGCGCCGCCCCGAGCCTGCACGAATCCCGCCTGCCCACACGCGGCACCCTGCCCCGTCCACCCGCCGAACCGCTGGGCAGACGGCACGCACGGACGACCCATGCCGCCAGGATGGGCAGCCACCCGCCGCCGCGTCCTCGACCGCGACGGCCACCGCTGCCGCCTGCGCCTCGACCCATGCACCGGCACCGCCACCGAGGTACACCACACCCGGCCCGGCGACGAGACCGACGCCGCGCTCGCGTCCGCGTGCGCCGACTGCCACGCCGTCGTCACCGCCCAGCAAGCCACCGCCGCACGCGCCGCCGCGCGCCACCCCGGCACCCCGCCGGCTACCGCCGCCGCTGCCGCCAGCCAGCCAGCGACCGCGCCAACAACCCCAAACACAACCCCAAGCCCAGCCGCGGCCGGCCGAGGGCGACCCGTGCCCGTGCCTGCCCGAGCCGAGAGCACGCCCAAGATCAAATCGCGGCAGGCCGCTGGCCTGGACCGGCCGCCGCCCGCCGGCCCGGGGTGGGGGGGGACTCCCTGGCGCGCGAGGCTGGAGAG